TTGTACCTTTTGTAAAGGTTACATTGTTAATACCTGTTCCAATAACTGAATTAGCACCGCTAGATACTTGTTCAATTCTCATAATATCATCTGGCTCTCTTTCAAAATTAGCAATGCCATTAAGCACTAAACCTTTAGCTACTTTTTCCTGAGTAGTCCCAGAAATAGCAGATTTCCAGTTTAAATGTTTGAAATAATCTTTATTATAGTTAGAAACTAAAAGACTATCAAAAACAAATCTTACTTGAAACGTATTATCATTTGTAGCATCTAATGCACCAGAAGTACCATTAAATCCTATATAACTTACTTGTTCTACTTTGGCAGCATAAGCTGCACCTCTTGCAGAAGTAATATAATTTTTATCAATAACATCAGATATTTGATATTGGTTTTCACCAGTCAACGCTCTTCGTTTTACAAGAACAGCTTTAGTAGTAGCCGAAGCTAATACTTGTCCTGCTCCTGCTGATCCTGCTACTACTCTAGATTGTCCACCTAGAGTAAATAACCCAACCTCACCAACAACCATTGAAGCTAAAGTATCACCTTGAACATCAACATCTTTTGCAATAAATAACTCTTTAAAATTTTGAGTTAAATCCATTTTGTTTTCATTTTAAATTAAAACTTTTATTTATTTACTTCATTATAAGCTGTTTGAGCTTGAAACTCATTTAACAACCCTAATTGAAGTTTCGCTAATTCCACAGCCTCATCAACAATTCTACTATGTAGAATGTCTGGAAGGTCGCTATTAACTTGGTTCGCTGGTGTCGAAACATCAACGACTATACTAAGAGGCTTTTTTATGTAAGCTATTCTTAATTTAGTTATATCAGTAAACTCCGAAGAGTTTATTGTTTGTAATCTTTGGGCTGTTGAAGCTAAACCAGCTTGCAACGACCAAATAACTCCTCTACCTGGATTTCTAAATGGATTGTTAATATTAGTATTATACTCATCATAAGTAATAGGTTTAACATTAACAACTATGCCATCTAAACAATCTACAGCAGAACTTACAGTACCTTGTAAATTTAAAGTAACGTAATGATTTGTAGGAATATCCCAAAAAATCCCATTGGTAAAAATACCAGCTTGACTGGAAGCTTTTGATAATTCCCCATTTATATATAAAGTACTTAATTGTTTTCTTGCTAATTCAGTAAAATCAATGAGTTTGTCTTCATCCGGATTTAAAATATCTCTAACGATATTTGCTTGTCCATCTGTTAAAAGACTAGACACTTCAGAATCTTCCAACCCTGGAGTAGAATTACTAGTAATTATGTCTAGTTTTAAGTCAAACTCTGACTTCATTGTATTTGCATTCATTAATTAAGTCCTAACTTTACTTTTAATTTGTCTACAACAGCTTGATTTCCTTCATCTTTAAGAAACTCTAAAGCTTCTTTTCTATTATCTCCAAGTATCTCACCTGTAGCTAATGTATGAACAATACCATCAACTTTTATTAACTTTTTATCTAATGATCTTTTTAAGATAGATTTAAGTTCTAAATCTTCTTCTCTCATTATTAAACTAAATCTTTTTGGATCGTTTTTAATAAACGATTTTAATTCTCCCAATAAAAAAGTTTTACTAACATCTTTTGGAAGTTGTTTTTTAGGATTTAATAATGTCAACATATTAGACATTTGAGCAACATTGTTTTCTATAGCAAACATAAACTTCCACATTTCTGCTTCAGAATGATAATCTTGAGATTTTTTCTCAGCTTCATACCCAGATCTAATAAACACATATCTGTATGTTGCTTTTCTATTTACATTACCGTGTTCAAGATGTTCAGGCTTTTCAGCAAATTGATCATTATGAGACAGTAATATTTTCATTTTTAAATAATCTAAAGGTCGAGATAAATCAAATGTTACACTATCTTCTGATAAACTAAATCTAGCTCTCTTTGATGTCCAATAATTGTTAGTTTGTTTATCTACTGCTAAATCCCCAGGCGTAAATGATAATCCAGATTTTTCTGGACTTTCAAAAAATTTCTGTTCTTCTCTTGTTAATGGTGAAACATAATTTCCTTTCTTATAAATATTTGCTTCATAAGTATTTTTAGCATTATTAAACAAGAAATTTGCTTCATGTTGTAATGTAATTTCACCACCTTTTCCCCTTACCTTTTTTACTGGCTTTAATTTTACCGTTACGTTTGGTAAAGTAAATTCAGTTTCTACTTTTTGTGTGTTCATGTACTTTTTTTAAATTTTTTATTTTAATTAAAAAAGTGGTAAGTGCTATTAATGCACCTACCTCTTTTACAAATTTACTAAAATTAATTGGTTTTATTAGAAATAAAACTAGCAACTCTTGATGGATCTTTTACACAAGATGATACAACACAACCTCTATGGATTGTATAAGCATCTTCCGGATTACTCATCAATGTAGCTCTTTCTCCTGATGCAGAATAAGGATTTCTTAATCCTGCTTCATATCCCCAAATATCTTCAGAACCAGCTACAGTAGCTAATTGAATATTTGGTTCTCCATCAGTTGTACCTAAATCCATAATATCATAACGATATGATTCATTAGTACCACCGTCAGGATGTTCTACTTTAAACCTAGTTCTATCATCATACATAGAATCTACAGATACACTAACTTTAATGTTAGCACCTATATGATATTCTGTAAACTGACCACCATATCCCATTGCTTTTTGAGCAAATGAAGATGTAGTGTTATAGATTCGGTCATTAGTTCGGTTAGGGATGAAAGCTCCTGCTTTATCTTCAACCGCATCATGAAACTGCATTGCACCTCTACGACCTGTTCTAATAACAATATTAGTAACATCTCCTGGAGATTTGTTTTCAGTTAAATCCATGATTTTAGACTTAAACCAATCTAAATCAAATTCAGTATAATAATCTTTGTTAGCAGCTTCAAATTGCTCACGCAATCCTGAACCAACTTTCAATTTATTACCACTTCTGTCTTTCTGGTTGTAAACACCAGCAGCAGTTGCATTAGAACGACCAAACATAATCAAGTTGTTCTTCTCCATTCTGTAGAAGTACTCAAACATGTAATCAGCATAGTCTGTCCAAACCTTATGAAGATTTCCATCATCATCAGGAATATGAGTTGCCATTGGTCTATTCTTCATATTACCAGGAACTTTATGCTGTAATCTAATCATAGAAAACGCATTTCTCATAGTAAGTGGAGAAGTGAAAGCAATTTCACCACCTTTTTTAGACATAGAAAGAGAAACAACTGAAAATTCTCTAGAGAATCTTGTTCCTGCTGCTAATTCTTCGAATGGCATGAAATCAGATTGATTACCTGTAAGTAATCGAGTACGATATACCCAATAACTACCTTCAGGTTCTGGATTTGCTAAGATTTGAAGTGGATATACTTCATTTTTGTGACCAACAATTACGTTGACATCACTAAAGTGTGCATTAGGGAATACTAATTCAATTTCAGTTCCATTAATACCTGGGGTATCAGATCCTGTAATTGCTACTCCGTCAATACGAGCCTCTACTAATGCAACATTCTTGGTAGGCGAACCTATTAAATCCCAAGTAAAGTCATCATCAGTATCATATGTTTTCATTTTAAACTGACTTAAGTAACCGTACATATCAGTTCCAAAACTCTGGTTAAAAATTTTTGTTGCAATTTTAGAGGCTTTTTGTGGTTGAGTTACACCAATATAACCTAAGTTATTTTCAGTTGTAAGTCCTGTCCACGAAGCTCCCTCAGTCATTTGCAAGTGGGATAGTCTTTTTGACATTTTTATTATTGTTTTATAATTACATTCTAACTAAAGTTAGATGATATAATTGAAGGTTTATTACTATTATTATCTTTTTTTGGGCTTCCAGATTTACTGGTTTCCTTTTCCTGTTTAATGGCTGCATCTAAATCTTTAAGGGCTGATGTTTTTGCAGTTTTACTGTAGCTTAAATTACCCATATCTTTAAACCCATTGGTTATAATATATAAATAATTTAGTTTAGACTCTGTTTCCAAAGGTTCTTCTATAAAAGCTTTTTGTATAGCTGTAACTTTTTCACCGCTTTTAGTTAATACTGCTTGAGTGCCTAATTTAAATATTTGATCTTTGACACTTTGATCAAGCTTTGCTCCTTTAATAATTTCATCTTTTGAATTTACTAAGGCTTGATATTTAGTAGTCTGTTCAGCTATGCTGTCTTGATTTGCTTTACGAGCTGCTTCAGTACTTTCTACTTTTTTCTTTTTATCTGCTATTAATAATTCTTTGTATGCAGTTTCTAATGACTTTGCTTCTTCTAAAGCTTTTCCATTAATAACAGCTACATCAACTATTTTATCTATTTCTGTATCTTTTAGTCCTCTAGCAGACCAATATTCTTTCAGAAAAGCTTCTGCATTATCTTCTGATATTACTGCAAAATTAGTATCTGCATCTTGTCCTTTTTTATAAGTTTCTAGGTAAGAAGTAATATCTCCACCTGATCTTATAATTTTTAAAACATTTTGTGCATCTTCATTTAAGTCTTTAAACTCATTTTTTGCTACTTGCTCTTTAACAGCTTTTACAAAAAACTCTGCATTGAGTTCAGTATCTTCTGTAATTTCTAAATCTGGTAGGATACCCTCCTCCTTCAAAACTTTGGCAAAGGGGGCAAAAGTACTAGTAGAATCAATTGTAGAATCGGGGTTTCCCGTAGTACCAGATTTAGTTTTTTCTTTATCCTTATCTTCATCTTTATCTTCTTCAGAATCATCTTCATCATCTAAATCAGGATTTGGTATTTCATTTCCATCTTCATCTAATGTTATAACATTTCCGAAATCATCAACTAATATTTCATTTGGATCTAGATCCGATGAAATATTAGTTTTTTTATCTTTTTCTTTTTCTTCTGAGGTATCTTCAATAACGTTGCCTTCATCGTCTACTAATAGACCTTCATCGTTGTCAAGTATACCATTTTCAAATAACGTGTCCTTTGCCATTGTTTTTTTGTTTTAATAGTTTTACAAATTTAATTATATTTAAGTGGATTAAACAAGTTTATACCACGCTTTTGTTTCTCTCTATAGCGTTTAATTTCTTTTCTTCCATCTTAATCTTAAGAGATTCTATTGTTTTTTTGTTTTCTTCCTTTAAAATCTCTAATTCTTTTTTAACTTTTAACTCTTCTGTAGATAATTTATCTTTAGAAGATAGTTGATTTAATGAAATTAAAATATCTTTTTGAATCTCTCTAGATTGCATTAATAATTTAATTTCATTTTCTTTATCTATTTTAAGATTTTCTTGTTGTATTTGAAGCTCTTGTAATTTTTCTTGATGCTTCATTCCTTCAGCATCTCTTTTATATTTCTTTTCTTCTTCTGCTTCCATCTTCCTTTTAATAGAAGCAATTGAATTATCTGTATAAATATCCATAATACCTTTCATAGTCATTTTATCATTTTGCATTGCTGCATGAGATAATTGCTTAAGGTCATTAAATAGTTCTTGAATTTTACTAGTATCTAATATTTGAATATCATAAGTAGCTTCATTTAAATCATTACCATCTATGGTTAATGAATGCATAGTGCTATCATCTAAAATATACTGAGCTTTTTTGTTTTTGTTCTTAAAAGCAAACTTAGCAGTTTCTAAAAATAATTCAAGAGTCTTACGTTTTACTTGATCATGTACACTAAACCATCTCTCTGTAATATGAGAAGATTGGGTAATCTCTCTAGTTACATTAGATACAGCTTCACGAGATGAAATTTGACCTTCTCTAGATTTAGAAATTCCTGATACAGAACCAGCTTGTTGTTCAATGTAATTTAACATCTCAATAGTTTGCTGAATAATGCTGTAAAGATTTGCATCTTTTACACCACTATTTTGATTCATGTTACCAGCTAATTTACCTAAAGCTTGACCTTCTTTACCTTCATTAAATGGATCACTTAATTCCCATCCTAGCATTTCTGCGTAGTACATAATTTCTTCCGGTTCATAATCATCAGGCATAGTAGAAAAATCTAATTTGTAAATAGGGCCTTTATACTTAGTATATAAAAAATTTAATTTATTCATAAATAAATTATAAACTCTTTGAAAAGGAAACAATCTATCCATCATAGACATTGCTCTATTATTATTTACATTATAGTAAACACCAACATATCCTAAACTACATTTAGAAATATTATCAATTCTTCTATTTTGAATTGGTAAAGCTTGTTGTTTAACATAAATGTCATCAGTCTCATCTCCAATTCTAGTACCTTCTACAGCTTCGTTAATCCATAGCGGTTCTAAATGTACTTCACCAGCCTCTTCATCTAACTCATGATTTTTATGTACAATTTCTTGTTGAAATTGCCCACTTGCTTCATCATAATAAGTTAACACCATTATTTTTTTCCTGGACTTCCAGACTACTCTAGATACTCTAATGTCTCCCACTTCATTCACAGAAGCTAAATTTCTATGTTCATTTTGAAACATTCCTTGATTGTTTTCTACATCAACAAGGACATATTCAGGTACACTATCAAATCCTGTATTACTTCCAGCTTTACCACCTTTTGACGTATTAGAAAGACTATTTTCAATTTTTTTAACTTGAGCAAAACTTAATTCATCATAATAGTTATCTATAATTTGTGCAGGTGATTGATAATTATCTTCTATAATAATACTACCATCTTCTACAAAGGGTGAATCATTTCCACCAACAACTGTAATATTTAACGGATTCGTTTTTAATACTACAGGTTCATTGCCTAATATATCTACTCTATATATTTCTTCTCCACAAATTAATAAATCCTCAAACCCTCTATTAAATAATTCTTTTAAATCTAAAAAATACCAATAATAAGTAAGTAATTGATTTGCTAATTTTTCTCTTTTATCTTGAAAGTTAGTTTGAAGATAAGCCATTTTTTCTTCTAACTTTGCTTTAAATTCTTCTTCAGATTGAGATTGAGATTTAAGTTGTTCTATGAAAAAATCATCTAATTGTTTTTCCATTTCTTCCTCTTTCTGAGAAATAGCATCATCATTAGTTATACGTGCTGTAAAATTAAAAGGTCTTTTTAATTCTTCACCAATTAATAAATCTATTTTTTGTTTTGCTATTGGATAGTGTTGTAAATCTATTGGAAATTTACCACCTTCAGGAAACATAGGAACCATCTGTTTTCTTAAACCTGTAAAGTCAAATATATCGTTAGCTAAATTATAGTTTCTTAATTTGTTCTGGTATGTTTGTCGGATTCCGTGATACTCTAAAGTAACTTGATCAATAGCAGAATTAATACAATCCTTATACCATTTAGGATTTCGTTGCTTTAATTGACTAGGGAAATTAGCATAAAAGTTTATATTCATAGTATACAAAATTAAAAGGACTTACGAGAAATTCCTAATATTATTTATTTTTTTTTACTTCGTTATAGCGTTTAAAGAGTATTGACCGTTTTGTCTAAAAACATTTTTAAAAAATGAATCGCCACTTTTTCGTTTAATTCTATTATCTTTCTTTTTTTCAAACTTAGCTTTCCAATCAGTACGATAAATCATTAACACATTAAAAGATGAAACCCTATCAAAGTTATTATCTGGATTATATTTTATAGCTTCTTCTATATATCCCACTGTTTTAAGCTTTTCATAATTTAATAAATACCTTGGAGTCATAACCCCTTCTATTTCTTCTACAATTGGTTGAGGGTTTTTTTCTTCCATCCATTCAGCTTGAAGTCTAAGCCCTAAAGCATTAATAGCAGCCGTAGCTGGTACTCCATAAGCGTTGTTTCCTGACCCCCTAGTTTGTAGTAAATTTTTTTGATATAAGTAATCAGGAGTAGTTGCTAAATAATATAAAGAGCCTGCACTATAAAAATGCTCATAAATATCATTCTTATTTTTTTCA